CCATGGTTGGTTCCACCTAGTCCTGGCCCCTGACGCATCTGGCCTGTTGGACCTTGGGGTGGGGAGTACGGAATCGGCTTCGGCTCACAGTGGCCACCGTTGGTAGCTCGGGGAGCCTGACCAGCGCCAGAGTCTTGGCCGTATTCGGATAAGATGTCAGACATTAGATTTTCCTCCCCACATCGCCAGCAGGCACTAGAGTTGGCGAGCTTTCCTCATCTTTGGCCTTAGCCTCTTCAGCCTTAGCCTTCTCAGCCTCAACCTTCGCCTTTGCAGCAGCTTCAGCAGCAGCTTTTTTATCTGCCTCGACCTTCGCCTTGGCGATCTCCTTTGCAGCCTCATCATCCATAGCCTTAAGCTCGGTCCCAGCCATGGCTATCAGGTTATTATATCCCGGCCCGGCCGCAGCAGCAGCGTGGACTACGTCAAGAAGGAGTTTTGCTCGTCCTAGATCAATGCTCATTTGTGGTTTCCTTGTGATCCGCAGTGGTGGATAGTAGTGGCGACTGGCTGCGGAGCGGTGAAGCCCCGGCCAGCTTCGAGCGGCGTTGGATTACTAATCACAGCCACGCCAAGCTGTGCAGCGCCACCTGGGTTGATGGCATGGGGAATGGGCTCTCGCTTTTGCCCTGAATCGGTAGAGTTTCCTGATCCTTGTTTCATTCGCTAGTCTCCTTTGGTTTGGCTAGTTGACGGGTATGGTCATAAACATTACCTGGGCGCTCAGCCATATCTTGACGAACCTTTGCAAAGGTCCCACCCTCAGCGTGAAGATCATCTAGGATGTGGCGAAATCGATCAGCACAACGTTCCATCTCTCGATCAATATACTCAGGGGCCTTAAGGCCAAGAGAAATATATTCACCCTTAATGTGAACAACGTCGTGAAAGTAGTTCGCAAACCTTCGCATCTTCTCTGGAATTTCACTTTCAGCATCTCGAAGAGCATTAATCGCAGTGGAGGTTAACTGACGAATAGTCTTGAGTTCACGAGCGATGCGTTCGATAAGGTCTCGGTCGGTAGGCTCAGGCATTACTTGCCCTTCTTTGGCTTGATCTTCCCAGTGCCAGTATCGGCTCGGTTGAATTCCTTAGCGACCTTAGTTGGGATTCCGACTTTCTTGGCGAACGCCGGGTTGTGGGCGGCTGCTGCCATAGTACGGGCTTGCTTGGCGGATTTAGAGGGCATAGAACTTCTCCTTATTTAACATCATTCATCATTGCAGCGAAGCAGAACGAAGCTGTTCGACAGGAGTAGGACAAGATGTCTACGGCTCCGGCAGTAGTGGTAAGAGTTGGTGCGGTTCCCCCAGCGAACTTGAATGTCGAACTCCAAACGGTGGTTCGACTGCCAGTACCATCTTGAACAAAGGCGATCGAGCCCGCCTTGCCTACTACGACGTTAGAGACGGTTTGGGTAGTGATGTTACCAGTCAGGGTCACAACTGCATCACGGAATGTAGACATATCGAAGGTGGTTGTAGTGCCATAGGTGACCGTGACTTCTGGTGGCCAAACGACGCTTGGAGTGACGATCTTGTTATTGGCTGTACCTGCATACATATCAGGTACGGTGGCGAGGGCGTATTCGCCAAGGATGCCTGCATTGTTGTAGAGGATATTGGTGGTTGAGCCATTGTTGACTACAGTCGAACCGACTGTAATGCCCCCACCAACAGAGATATCATCAGCAAGGACTTTGATGATGTAGTCGACGGTTACGGACGGTTGGATTGTAGTAAATGGTGCATTACCCCCACCAAGTGGGGTATTCGCAGTGATGCCGGATTGATTCGTTGTAGTAGTTCCAAGTCCTACACCTGAACCATTTGAACCTATTGCAGATACAAATGCACCTAATATACCTGAGTTGCCAGCATTGGACATCGCACCAGTTACCTGATGCTGATGGCCAGAGTCGAAGATATTAGTAGACAGGGTTATAGCAGGCAAATTGGCCTGTTGTAACGTTATACCCTGTCCACCTCCAGATGCATTAATTGCATCTGGATTAGTTCCATAGAATGGAAGCGTTATTGTACTTGAAATAGCACCGCTCATATTATCTCGGCCGAGTGGAGCGCGGCCTTGGAGATTGGGGAGATTGAAGGTGGTCGATCCGTCGCCACCGCCCCAAGGTAAGATTCGCGCGGTGGTAGTAGTACTGGCGATTGCATTGCCGCTTAGAGTCAAGGAGCCGGAGGCTTTTGATATCACCGTCTTGCCAGCAGTGAAGCAGGCCGAGGCCTCTACTGCTGCGCCAATTGGGACTCGATCGCTAGTGGCTGTTGTTACTGTGAAGGTAGGCGAGCCGAAAGTGCAGGTGATGCTCGGCTGGAATGTTATAGTGGTAAGTAGGTCCGGGTAGGTCGCTCGACTAACTGCTTGACCATAGGCTAAGAGGTACTTCGGCGGGACTGACGCACCAGCCCAGGGGATTATGGTGCCTACGATAGTTGAACCGCTACCGGGTGAGGCCCAAGTTCCATCGGCACGGAGGAAGTTGAAGATGCCGCCACCAGAGGCAGGGGCTGCACCAGAGAGGACGGATGTGAAGGCGATAATCTTGCCAGTTAGTTGTGCATCGGTTAGACCACCGAAGGCACCAGCATTGTTATATTGAACTTGGAGGTTGAGCCCACCTGGGGTTCCGCCACCACCCCCATTGGTCATAACGAATCGAGTGTTAGCGCAAGCGTTAGAGGAATCGCCAGCAGGACGATCTGAGCAAGTGGTGTTCTGCGCCTCAGATGGACCAAGGGCAAGGGTAGAGAGAAGGGCTAAGGCTAGGAGGACGCGTTTCATCACACATTGCTTTCCATAACCGTCAACGGATTAGTGGCCCCCGCCGCACTAGTAGCAAAGGCTTGCCAAGCGCCTTGGCATTCACCTTCAATAGCGAGGACGCCACCATTGCCATAGACTCGCCAACAGCCGCCAAGGGCAATATTGGATGGGGCCAAAGCCACATTGGAAGGAGTGGTTGGAGCACTACCGAGAACATTCTGGACGAAGCTCGGGGCGATGAAGATGTCCTTCGGGCCAGGATTGTGAAAAGTGATCTTCTGGCGAGAGGGGTTCGCTTGGGCTATGACTATAGACGCGAATTCGGAGATGTTATTGTAGCCATAGACTTTACCTCCACTGGCCGAGGAGAAGGCAAGGGGAGAGCCAGGGCCAGTGGAGATGATACCCATGAGTTAGGTCCTACGTTCGATGGCGGCAGGCGAAGAAGGCTTAGATGTAACAAGCTGTGCTTTAAGGTCTTCGACTAGGGCCTTAAGTTCGTTGTATTGTTCGACAGAGACCGAAGCATTGGCCGCTGGCTTCGCTTGACCCACGGCCTCCATCAGCTTCGCCATGAATGCAGATTCGCCATCAGACATGGTAGAAGGAAGGGACTCAATCGGATGTTCCCACTTCTGGCGAAGGGAGGCAGAGATAGCCTCGGCTTCTTCATCCAATGGTTCCATCTCTGGAGTCGGATCGCCAATGAAGATGATGTCCTTGCGTTCGCCTGAGCCTTCATGACAGACGATGATCTCGCCTGGGTAATTATGATCAGCTGGATCATTCGGGTCCATAAGCATAGGGACCGGGAAGATTTTTCGGGCCTGCTTGCCGGTGGTTCGATCGATCTCTTTGTATTCCCATTCGGCAGGCTCGCCATCGAGAAGGACGTTAAGGTAGTGACCGTTGATTAGTCTCCATCTTGCCATAGTAGTTCTCCTTTTGGTTATGGTATTCCCTTAGCAGTCATATAGGTGCGCAAGCGGTTATAGAAATTTGTTTCATCAGTTGAAGATAAAGAAGATCCAATACTCGCCTCTGCGAGGTTGTAAGTTGCGTTTCCATAGAAAGCAGTATCAAGATGATAAATAGCCATAGTCGGGATGCTATGGTTTAAAGGGGCCGTAGAAGTCGCTGCATTGTTGGTTACGATTTGACTGGTGTTTAGATAACCTTGAACTGCGAGGTTAGTTGAACGGTTGGCTACTAGCAAACCAAGGGCACTCGTGAACGCAGCGCCAGCGATGGCAGTGCTATTTATTCTAAGGAAGGTGTTACCTGTGTTGTAGTGAGGATATATATCTGTTTCACCTGTACTGCTATCAACACCAATGACACCTTCGGCACCGCCACCTGGATCATTCAAACTCCATATAGAAACATGGGCCGAGTTCTGTACAAATTTAGGGGAACCCGCAGTTGTCGGATTAAATCCAGTGTCGATATGGCTTACTGCGTCTCCGACGAATCCTCTATCAGTCACAAAGGCTGGAGTGCCGGAAAGGGTACCGTTGTAGCTAGTCGATACCAGATTAAGTAATGCAGTTGTGCTATCAGCTGTTGCATAGATGTGGAGCACATCCAGCTTGGCCCAAACACCATCGGTAACCAAGCCACAGATTAGAGTATTATAATCAGTCTTGTGTGCAAGATTTAAACCCGATGTGCGAGCGAGGAAAGCTGTTGCCTCCGCACAAGAGGAACTAAAACTACCTCCACTACAAAAGCCGGGAAGGCAGCCATTGAATTGAGTAGACGCGGGCTGCGGAGACGTTAGCGCAAAAAGAAGGAGAAGTAGTACGGCTAGACGCTTCATCTACGGTACTCCTACCGCAGTCATGTAGGTACGCATGCGATTGTAGAGATTCGTCTGGTCAGTTGAAGATAAAGAAGATCCAATACTGGCTCCTGCAAGGTTATACGTAGCTGCTTCATAGAAAACGCTATCTACGTGATAAATTGCCATAGTGGGAATGGTATGATTCAATACGGCGGTAGAAGTTGCTGCGTTATTGGTTAATATAGAATTGCCATTCAGATAACCTTGAACCGCACTGCTAGTTGAACGATTAGCTACTAGAAGCCCAATAGAACTAGTCCACGTAACACCAGCAATACCAGAACTAGTTATTCTAAAAAAAGTAGCGCCGCTACTGTGATGAGGGAATATATCCGTCTCGCCAGCAGCACTATCGACACCTATAGCCCCCTGATTACCGCCACCGGGGTCGTTTGTAACCCACACGGAAACATGTGCTGAATTTTGCACATATTGAGGAGACGAGGCAGTAAATGGATTAAAGTTGGTTTCAATATAGCTGAGTCCATCCCCAACAAATCCACGATCAACTACAAATGCAGGAGGGCCACTAGCGGTGCCGTTGAAGCTTGTAGATACCAGATTGAGTTTGGCCGTAGTGCTATCTTGTGTTGCGTAGATGTATAGCACATCTAGCTTAGAGAATATACCGTCTGATACAAGTCCACAGATTAAGGTACTATAGGCATTTGTATGGGTAACATCAAGGCCAGAAGTTCTAGCTAGGAAAGCAGTGGATTGAGAACAAGATGTAACAGAACCGGGCGTCCATACAGCCAAAGCAATTAGCGGAGTATTGGATGTTGGGCTAATAGTACTAGTTAAGGTTTGATTATTACCACTTAACCTTTGTGAAGCATGAACACCCCAAAGATTTGCGCCACAAGCGGAAGAGAAGTCATTTGTCATGTTCGACAACGAAGTCGAAACGTTTATCTGGCGGCTGCCTGCGGCAAGGGCTAGTTGTTTATTATTGTACCCTTGGCTGACACTAGTTGTTCCAACAGAACTAGAGATTGGAGTAGTTACAAATCCAACGAGGCTATATACCTCGATGGTTACTCCGTTGATTGCCGTCGCAGCAGTGATGACGATGTTTGCCGAGGTACCAGATGGATTTGATACGTACCAGATTTCGGAATTGCTGTTCTGGGCGCCGCTTAAGGCCGATACGGCCTTTATCATGGAGATGCCGCCAATAGTGACGGCTGTTATTGAGGCGGTTCCGGCGTTAGTGCTGTCGTCCCAGTTGATGCTGACGACGGAGATGCGGTTAGGGTTAACAGTACCAGTCCCTTGAGCAGTGAAGGTAATGGTTGTGCCAGAGGAAGTACTACAAGCGTTGCTGACTGGAGTTACGACGGAATCGGCTAATGGCAGCCAGCCAGCAGGGGCTGGAGAGGCTATAGCAAGTAGTGCCGCTAGGAGATACTTAAGCAGTTTCATCAGAACGCACTCACTTCATCCCAACAAACTCGGGCCGAGAATACCCAAGTACCGGTTCCAGGAACAGTTGCTTGAAGAACAAAGCCTTCATTTTGGGCTAAGATGAATGGCGATTGGCCAATCTCGGCTAGGAACAGATTAGTAGTTGGTAGAAGTCCCGCATCGATTGCAGTTGAAACTGCAAATTCAACTGAGGCTAAGGGCTGGGCGTCAAGTGTTCTCGTTCCCGCTGTAAGGGTTGCTGTTGAGGAGATACGGAAATCTGATATGCCAGTAGTGGCGAAACTAGTACGAAGCTTGCCATTGTTGGTTGTTAAAGTACCGGCGGTGCCGCCTGTGTCTGAGACGGTAAAGGAACGTGCAGCAATCATGTCGAACTTACCAGCACCTGCTACAAAGGCGGTGGTGATGTCATCGGCTTCGGCAGTTACCTTGCGGATGATGGCGAGGTTAGCCGCACCATAACGGAATGAGAAGACAGGCGCGCCTCCAGCTAGACCTGCTGCCATAGTGCCAGAATTGGCTCCCATGCAGTAAGAGCCAAGTAGGGCTGGGCCGACGGTGATTGGTAAGGAATTGGCGGTGGTGGCAGCGCCTAGCTGGTCACTAGCGATGGCGACTGGGATCGAGGCGGACTTGGTAGTCTGGCCAAGGGTGACAATGCCGGGGGAATCGGTGGCCAAGGCCGTTCGCTGCGTACCTGCCGTCATTACACCGGAGCCGGTAGCTACGGCTGTCGTATTGACCTGAGACAGATTGAAGTTATACTGGCAGAATCCATCTGCTCCGCTAGCCATCGACATCGAGATAGTGGCGGCTGTAGCGTCCTTGATCGACAGCGGATTGGTGCAGGCTGCGAGTGCACTCCCAAGGCCTAGAAGCGAGAATGCACCGGCTAGAAGTAGTTTCTTGAACATCTGCGTTCCCTCTATAGGAGGTACATGGAATTGCAAGCTTGTGAGAAGTCTAGAGAGTTAGAACAACCACCGCCAGCGGCGCTGCCAGATAAGCCATCTGTGACTCCATGGAGAAGTTGCGCCGAAGCGGCACTGGCAGCTAGGATGAAGATCAAGGCGATGATCCAGCGAATCAATTCGTATACCCCCACGCTGTAACTGCGCCTACTGTGCCAGCACCACCAGCAGGGGTGTTGACTACGATACTAGTATTGGCTGCAGAGGAAGAGATGCAACCTGGAAAGGCGATGCCGAAGATGCCTTGGCCTGTGGCGACGAAGGCGTATTCAAAGTTCATAGTGCCACCGACAGTGCCGGTGATGGTAATGACACCTAGGGTTGCGGCGGTGGTCCCTGCGGAGGAGACGACGAATCCACAGATATAGGTGAATCGCCCAGCTGCACCAGTGAGGGTTGCGGACGATGTGCCTGTGGTGAAGGTTGCAGAATTGGTAAGATTGTTGGTCTGTCCACCCTCAGGAAAGGGCTTGGTGGTTACAACTTGGGCTTGGGCTGGCGCAAGGCCCAAGCAAAGGAGTAATCCTAGCGCCAGCCAAAGTTTCTTCATGATCGAATCCTCAATCCGGGCCGATACAGATGATGTTGTAGACGGTGGAAGCGACATCTACCGTCATGGAGATTGCAGTAGCGGAGACGGTGTAGGTAGGCTGGACTGCGGCACCTTGAGGAGTAATGACGCAGGCAGGAGCGGTGACGTGGGCTACGCCAAAGGTGACGGTGCAAGTGGTAGCTGCGGAACCGGTGGTCAGGCGAAGGGCTGTGTCGGAACCAGTGAAGGATGGTGCAGTTCCGCAGGAAGAGAGGACCGGGGGAAGGCCAACTTTGGTATTGGCGTTAATATGGCCAGGGAAGTACGAGGCCCCATTAGTATCGTAGCCGATGGGGCCTGTGGCGTCTTGAGAGAGTTGGATGCCTTTGGTTATTTGCTGAGCGAAGGCGAGGCCGCAGGCGAGGCCAAGGATTAGGAGGACTGGAGCGACGTGCTTTCTCATAGCCTATTCCTCCGTCCAGGTAAGAGAACCGGTGAGGAGTGCAGTAGCAGAAGTCGCGTTGAGATTGACACAAATCTGCTCAGTCGCGCTCTTGAGAACTGGTGGTTGGACGAAGTTCTCGATATCCTTGGCGAAGTCAAACACGGTTTGGAAGCCAACAACGCCGACGGTAGTTGCTACGACGCCCATGTTTTGGGAATCGATGTAGGTAGGCGAAGTGTCGACGATAGTTGGATTGGCGGTATAGGAGACGAGGACTGCGGTGGCAGTAGAGTTACCAGTGTCCCGCTTGGAGATGTTATTGGCGGGGTTGGCAGTAGTGGTAGCAGCTGTGCCGCCAGTATCGAGGGATACTCGCCGAAGAACGGTGACAGGAACGGAGATAGCTGTACCGGACCCAGAGATTTTGATATTCTGGAGACGGATGGATTTACCTGCGGCGCCAGAGATGCAGATTAGGTCGGTAGTGGATGCCGCAGGTACAAGACCAATAAACCCTGCGGAGTAGGACTGGCGTAGAAGATAGTTAGTAGTTACACCGACCTGCGGAACGACGTTTACCTGAGCAGACGCTGGGGCAAGAAGCCCCAGAATCAGCAGGCTGAGGAGAGCTAGACGTTTCATTTGGCTCTCCCTAGTTCGCGACGTTGATTCCGGCAGGGTAACCACCCATGACGGAGTTGTCAGTTGACTGATAGACCTGATCGTCACGATCGAGGACGATATAGGACTGGATAGTGCCGCCAGTTAGGGCCGCACCGGCGATGGTGTAGACCATCTTGAGGAATCGCGGAATGGCGATTCCGTCGGGTGGACGAGGCATGTCCATGTCGTAGAGTCGAGAGCCTGCATTCATGGTGGCGAGGGCGTAGGCAGGCGAAGTCCACCAGACTGAGAAGGCAGCAGGGATGCCGGAGCCGTTATCGATTGCACCATTGAGTGCAAGGGCGAGGGTTCCTGCGCCACCTGAGGTGACAGTGGTGGTGACAAGGACTAAGAGTTTGAGTGCCGGGTCGTCACCGATACCGATGTCTCTGGCACCGCCGCCCGAAGCGGAGGAGGGGATACCAGAGGTAATACCGAGATCGATAATATTAGTTGAGTCATGGGCCGCCACGGTACCAGTTGTACCAGCCACGAAGGTATAGGCGGTGTCGAAGGCGAGGAGTGCATCAAGGATCATGTTATGGCTCCCTCAGGTCACTTGGGCTTC